GGAACTTTTGGAGCAATAACAGACTTTATCTCAGTAATTCCTGGAAAAGGTTATTATGGATCTGTAGCAGTTCGTCCAGAAAATGAAGACGCTTACGGAACTTACGTCATGACCCTTAAATGGTATGACTTAGCTAAAAACTTCTTAAGAGAAAAAACTGATACTGTAGTATTGAACCGAGGAGACCGCTGGGCATATTTAAACATTGTTGCTCCTGGTTCCAAGACAGTTACCTTGAGTTCAGTAGCAGTAGCTTCTGGGGTAGTTACCGTAACTACTGTAGGAAATCATGGATTTTCAGTTGGAGAAGAACTATACGTGGGTATAGGAGACGCTGGCTTTAGCGGGATAAATGGGTCAGTAACACTTACCGCAGTAACTGCCGATACCTTTAGTTATGCAACCGCAACCTTTCCTAATACAACCTCTACTGAGATAACTGGAAGAGCTACCTTTGCTAATACCAGTATTGGATACGCAAAGATTCAAGTTACCTGTACCCCGTCAGTTTCGGGAACAGGTCGAGTCTTCCACCTTGACAAGGTTTTGTTTAGGCGGTAGGTTTCGACCTATGACAGAACTTCTAGTGGCAGCTTGGGCAACGGCCTGTCTATTAACGGCCATAGAAGAACTATTAATATCCTTAGGGAAATGGAGAGGCTTACTTGCCCTCTCTATGAGCACAGTAGCCTGCATAGTTCTCATGCCGATGGGGTGGAATCTAATTTTCTACGTCCTCGCCTCCGCTTTTGTGGGGCTAACCTCTTCTGTGGTAATTGAGAATCTTGTAACCGGAACCCCAGAAAGAATTCAACGCGGCTTGCCAAGAAGGGTACCTCCGCTATAGAGTCTGCTCCGACAAGGAGGAGACTATGAAGTCACCATATTCAGACCCAAACCTTTCGCTACGTGCTAGAGGTTTATTTGCCTATTACGTTGAAGTTGGGCGTGTGTTATCTGCCGACGAAATGTCTGCATCCGTACCAGAAGGTAGAGATGCTATTAGAAATGCTATGGCAGAATTAAAACTACATCGATATATAAAAGCTGTAAGGCACCAAGATAATTCTGGTCAGTGGAGAACAAATCTTAAATTCACCGACGACGGATTATCAGGCGTTCTATACATTGACAGAGATACAATGACTAGTACTAATACTAGTGATATGTCTACTAGAGTTAAGAGTATAGATACAGTTACTAACGTAACTGTATCTATAGAGGCTGCGCCTCAAACAGAGAAAGGAACTGAAATGGGTTGGGACGTATTTGAAGATAGCACAGACCCGAAACCTAAGAAGAAGGTTTTAGATACCGAAGATGATTCTGGTGCTATAGGAAAAGTTAATACCCTAAAGGTGGGTGGTGCTCGCCGTAAAAAGACTAGGGTTGAAGTAGAAGCCCGCAATAGAATCAATGTTCCGGAAGAAGACTGGTCAACTAACGATCTTGTTGCAGAGTTCTATGACTTGTACATGGCTACCTGCGGAGGTAGCGGTGCAGTAAATCAAATCTCTGGAAAACAACTTGCTACTTGGATTAACAAACGAGTTGGTGAAGGTGTTGAAAGGATTCACATTCTCAAGGGCATGCGTATGTTCTTTGGAGATACCCGAGTTATTGCAGACCCCGGTTTTGGACTTCCTATGTATCAAAGATTTATGAAGTACTACGGAATGATCCACGGAATGGTAAGTAGAGTTGACGAACCGATTGGTTTGGACGAAGATACGCTAGCGCATCAGGAAAAGATGCTGAAACTATTGGAGAGCTAATGTACAAACTTGAAGACGTGACTCCAAGCCTTAGAGCACAAATCAGAGCAGCCAACCTCCCAATGAAAACCGTTGGGTTGGAGTTCTCTGATTTGACTCCAAACAGCTCCTTTGAAAAGGTCCAAAAATGGATCGATTCAGTTAAGGCTGGCAAAGTCGTCCAAGCGGCTGGAAGCCCTAATTGCGGTAAGGGACTACTGCTCCTAGGTAAACCTGGTCATGGCAAGACTACTATCGCCTCTGTGGCCCTCCAGGAGCTTATTAGGGGTATGTCAGCAGAGACCTGGGGCTCCCCAAATACGACTCTTAGGCGTCCAGGACTTTTTATGGACTATCCAAGGCTTCTTCGAATCGAGAAGTCTCAGTGGGATGACTTTGATGACGCAACCGAAACTATGATCAATGGGATCTATGGAGACGGTCCCAAAGAAAATGTCATTCGAACATTTGTTCTAGACGACATCGGTAAAGAACACAAGACTGCATCTGGTTGGGCAGAAGACAAGTTTGACGAACTGCTTCGTTCCCGCTTTAATTCGGGATTACCAACTATCGTTACAAGTAATACACCGCTTAGTAGGTGGGAAGAGCAATATGGCGCACCAATGGCTAGCTTTGCCTATGAAGCATTCATCATACTTGAGGTAAACTCTGGAAAGGATCTAAGAAGATGAGGTTTGCAGTGAAGAACTGGCAAGTGTCGCAACTGTTTCTATCTGATACTGGCGTGCACGAAGTCGATATCGAAAGTAACTCTTTGAAGTTACGTTGCAACTGCCCTGGGTTTAGAAACAGAAGCTCTTGCAAGCATGTTCGGTTTGTTCGTGAACGCATGTCTGAAAACGATGGCGTCTACCCAACACAAATCTCTACAAAGGCACCGGTCCTTGAGGCTAACCTTGCGGTTCAATCTCCCGAAGCTTTTAGAAAACTTTTAATTAATTACGGCAAGATCGAAGTAATCTAGTGAAGGGCGGGGACATCTCAAATGAGGTCCCTCTTCGAGTAGTAGTAACACTAGATTGCGTTCTTGATAGAAAACCAACTGTTAAGAAAGTTTTAGGTGTCCCTGTATTCGGAGAAGAGTCTCAATACAACCGTCAGTCTCTTTCTCTATTTTGGCGTTTTGCAGAAAAGTACGGATACTCATTAGAGTTAGTAGGGTTTGGCTATACAAAAAAAGAAATGGAAGAAGTCTTTGAAGATTTAAACAATCTTGGGACTAACCCATTCAACTATGTAAACAGATACGAATCAGTAGCAGATTTGGTCGGAGAACTTCCCTATCGTCCAGAACTCAAAGGAGTTGTGGATATCCCCTCTAGGGGACTAAGGTATGGCAGTAAATATTTAGAGATGGGGAGGTTGTAGTGGCAGCAGATAACGAAGTACGACTCCTGTCTCGTGCAATACGTACCAGAGACATTTCAGTTCTACTTGAAGCCGGAGTACAAGACGACTGGTTTTTTGTTGAAGAGAATAAAGCTGTTTGGAAGTTTATTCGTCAACACTGGACACGGTATCAAGAAGTGCCTACCGGAGTTACCGTATTAGATAACTTCCCTACTTATCGTTTACTTGCAGTAGATGACAACATTGATTATTTATTAGATCAGTTAATTGAATACCGCAAACGTCAAAGCACTATTTCAGTAGTTCAAGATGCCTCAGAAGCAATTGCTTCGGGAGATCACAACACTGCTATTGCAGTACTTGGACAGGGCGTAGCAAAGCTACTTGACGAGGGTTCTCGAGAGAGCACCGACATTGATTTAACTAACAATGCCACTAAGCGATTTGATGAGTACCTAAACGTTAAGACTCGTCCAAATGGTTTACTAGGAATTGCTACCGGATTCAAAACTATTGATCAAGCAACTGCTGGGTTACAGCCAGGTCAACTAATTACAATTATTGCTCCACCTAAAACAGGTAAGTCAGTTCTTGCTTTGCAGGTAGCAGTTAATGTGCACAATGATGGCTTCGTTCCTTTGTTCCAATCTTTTGAGATGAACAACATTGAGCAGCAACATCGACACGATGCGATGCGTTCCCACATTGCTCACTCCCGGCTGATTCGCGGGGCCCTGACTAAAGAAGAGGAAGCTCGTTATCAAAAGGTTCTTGAAGAGATGGAGAGCATGCACAAGTTCTATTTAACAGATGCTGTATCTGCAATGACTGTTACCGGACTTGCTGCAAAGATTGACAAGCTTCGTCCAGATATCGTATTTGTAGACGGTGTGTATTTGATGGTTGACGAAATTACCGGAGAGCAGAACAGCCCTCAGGCGTTAACTAATATAACTCGTGGCCTAAAGCAACTTGCTATGGCTAAGAAAATTCCTATTGTTATTTCTACTCAAGTTCTGTTGTGGAAGATGAAGAAGCGCCAGGTATCAGCAGATGCAATTGGTTACTCATCATCTTTCTATCAAGACTCTGATGTAATTCTTGGATTGCAAAAGCAAGATGAAGAAGACGATACTTCTCGTGAACTACGTATCGTTGCAAGTCGTAATTGTGGACCAGCATCAAGTGACCTGTTGTGGGACTGGGAAGAAGGGAAGTTCGAAGAGTATGGATCTCTATTTGGAATCAGCACCATTTGATGGGACTCAACTATGTAAAGCTGTTGATCCAGATTTGTTTTTTCCTGAGGATTACACAGGCCGTGTGAGCGTGATGAGGGCTAAGGCTGTATGCCGAGACTGTCCGCTGACCACAGCTTGCTTAGAGTATGCTATGTCGGACAGTAGTTTGGATGGTGTTTGGGGAGGCACAACTCCTCAAGACAGAAAGAACTTGCGACGACGGAAACGAGCACTAGTATGAGCTTAGATTTAAGGGATAAGAATGCTCCACTTCACGTTTGCGTGTGCGGTTCTACCTTATGGAACGTAAAAGCAATGTTTGAAGATGGAGAAATTTCTTTATATATGTTAGATATGGAATGTGCGTTATGTGACGCACTAGCAACAGCACCGACACCAATTGATGGGATGGATTACAGTGGCTAAACTTAGAATGCCTACAGATGAACAACTTATTGAACGTGGTTACATGACCATTGACGATTTTGTAGATAAGTTTGCTGAAAGCTTGCGTGGCTATATGTACTCTAACTGGCCAAGTACAACTGAGGATCTACATCATCCAGAAGATCTTGCATCTAATGTTGCTGTATACACCGAGGTTATGTATCGAGTGATTGCAGATTTTTCGTAAATGTACCGCGACGGGGATATTGAGAAGGTACTCCTTCGTCTGGGTGTAGACGGTTCTCAACGTAATAGGGAGATTACTAGTCTGT